TCGAAGTGGAGCGGTTGGCGCTTCTGGAGAGCTCGCACGAAGTCCGCCGCTTGCTCTGGGCTGCCGGCATGGCTCCGGGGAATGACGATTTCGCCCGGCGACAGCTTCGCGGGCACTACGTCATTGCGCGAGTCGTCCCCGAAGACGGGGGCCTTCCCGGGCACCTCGCCGCCCTTCGAAAGCGTCATCAGGGCCTGTGCGCCGGCCTTGGTGGTGTCGAGGAGGTTCTTGTTTCCCTGGCTCGCCAGCGCAGTGTTCAGTTGCCCGACGCCCTGGTTGACCGTGCCTTCCGCGTTGGACTGGTTGATGTCTTGTTCGCCCTGTTGGGCGCCGAGTGCGTCAATCTGCTGCTGGGCGGACTGCTTCGATTGCTCCCGAAGGATTTTCCCCTGCCCCACAGACCTCTGCGCAACCCCGCCCTGCGCGTCCCCGATGTGTCGCAGCGCGGAGGCGTACCCCACGCCCCTCTGTGACTGGCCCACGGACGAAGCCGCCGCGGAGGCTCTGTCGGTCGCGTCCTTGAGCGAGCCTTCCCACGCACCCCCGCCGGTCGCGGCCTGCTGCTGCAACTGGCCCAGAAGGGCGGTGGTCTGCTGGCGCTCGACGTCGGCCTGTGACGTGTCGAGGGTGGCGCCGGGCGTGCTGCCGTCGGCCTGTTTCGGGACGAAGCCGAAGGCGTTGCCGATGGCTCCGAAGGACTGACCCAGCTGGTCCATCCCGCCTTCGACGGAGGTTGGATCTCCCGACTGTCCGACGCTGGGCAACTCTTTCCGGGCAAGAGCCACCCACTCCGGCGCCGAGTCCGGGTTGGCGTTGTTGAGTGCTCGGATTTCGCCGCGCGAGTGCCGCTCGAGCGTATTCGGGTCCGTCCACCACTGTCCGTCTGCGCTCCAAGGCATGGCTTCCTTTTACCCTTAATTGCTCTGCGCCGCAGGCAGCTTGCGCACCCCGCGCTTGAGGCCGAGATCAAGCGACAGGTCCTGAAAGTTCACCCCGGACGGATTGGCGGTGGTGGGGGTGTCGATGAACTCGAACGCCACCGACTTGCACTTCTGGGTCTGCATGTGGTGACGGAAGTCCACCGACGTCCCCGCGACGTAGGTCGGGAACATGGTGCCGTAGTTGACGGAGAACGTGTAATACCCGGGGTCTACCGCCCCGTAGGCGTCGTTGAACGAGACGTTGACCGTCAGCGTCGAGGTGGGGGATGCGCCAGAAGGCACCGTCCCCGTGAGGTACATCCGGCGAACCCGCTGAAAGCCGTTGATGATGGACGTCCGCAGCCACGACGTCCGCATGGTGCAAATGATGGGCGCGCCGGTTAAGCCGCCGGGCTCATCGAGGTACACCCCGGGAGTGTCCTGGTTGATGCCGAACGTGTCACAGGCCGAGACGAAGCGTCCGATGGTGTTCCAGTACACGGCATCGGTGATGATGACGTTCGAGATCCCCGCCCCGCTGTCGGCGCGGTAGACGGTGACGCTCCACTGCTCGCGGATGTAGTCATAGACGAGTTGGGCATACCCCTCGTTGCCGGAAGCTGAGGTCGTGGTGAAGCGGCATTCCTGCCGGTCGCCCATCATCACGGCGGCAGTCACGTTGTTGGCGTCGTACGCCCGCACCCCATCCCCGATGTCCTTGAGTACGAGGTCGCGCCCCAGGAGATACCATCCCTTGAGCGTCTTAAAGACGATGCCGGCGGGGATTTCGAGGACGCTCTTAGACTCCGAGCAGCCGACGTCGCCGGGGATTTCGGTGGGCGTCGCGTAGGAGCTTCCCGCGCCCGAAGAGTCGGGACCTTGCCCGAAGAGGACATACAACTTCCGCTTCGCGAGGATGATGAGCTTTTCATCCATGCTCGCAAACGCCATGATTTTTCCGCCGTCCTGCGGAATGCTGCCGTTGAGGTCGTCGGAGAACTCGAGCCCCACATTCAGTGAATAGGGTTGCGTGTAGCCAAACTGACCCACGGTGTCGGACTTGTCGTAGAAGAGGCGGTTTTGATGCACCGTCAGCACGGACGAAGGCCCCGGGGCGACGCTCGGCAGAGCCGTACCGGCGGTTCCGGGTTGCGTGTACAGAAGCGCATTGGTCCGCAACACGGAGTCCGCCGACGTCACGTCCGCGAGCGTGGTGGTGGATTGCGTCGTGTCGTTGGCGGTGCCCTGGTTGCCGCCCGCAGTGGTGCCGAAGCGATAGAACGTCGTGCCGGCCGCCTCGGTGACGTAGGCCACGAACCGAATCCCCGTCTTCTGGGAGATGGTGAGCGACGGGACGCGAATTCGCGCTGCGTCGTTGCTGCCCGCGGTGGTGAAGGACACCGCAGGGCTCGGGCCGGACTGATGGCGCTGTCCCGAAGCGTCCGTCCACTCAGCAATCACCACGGCCTGGTGTACGCCGTCCGTCATCGTCCCGGCCGCGTTGACGACTTCGACGTTGATGCCTTCCGGGAACAACGGGAAGCACTGCTCGGCGAGCGCCGCCCCGTCGAAACTGACGAGCGAGCCTCCGGCGATGTAGGTCGATTCTCCGAGTTGGGCCGAGACGGGCCATCCGGTGCGCGTCCCGTCCTGAACGGTGAACTCGAGCTTCACCACGGAGCTCTGCGACAGGTTGTTGGTGACGCCCGCCTCGTTGGTGGAAAGCGCCAACAGCGTGGATTCTGCGCCGGCCGTGAAGAACACCGCAGAGGCGGGGCTCGACATTGACCCCGGGGTTGCGGCGGGGAGCGCGACGTTGTTGTTGTAGTGGCCGCCAAAGGAGCCATAGAGGGCCTTCGCGATGACGGCGGGGGTCACGGCGCCGACTGCGGCGGCCGAGCCGGTGCAGTCCAGCAGAAGGAGGGTGTTTTGCTGGTTGAATGTCGCGGTGGTCGCGGCGAGCCCTGCATAGTTCGACCAGACTGCAACAGGCAGAACCACCTGCGTCCCGTTGGCGAACGCCTTGCCGTAGATCCATGGACCCTGGACGCCGGACACGGTGGTTCCCGCTCCGGTGAACGTCGAACTCCGCGCCACCACCGCGGGCCCGGAGAATGTGCTAACAGCGGACGTGATAATGCTGCTGCGGATGGCTGTGAAGCCCGCGACGCCGGGTTGGTACGAGTCATAGAACGTCTGCACCCGACCGCTCACCAGGCATCCCGTCACGGACCCCAGGACACCGGAGACGGCTGGGTCGATGTTCAACGCCGCCGACACCGCCGCGATGGAGTCGTTAAAGGTGCGCCCCGACAACCCCGCCATTGCCGCAGCGCCCGAGTTCTGCGCCGTGAGGACGACCGCAAGCGACGAACTGAAGGCCACGAGCGAGAGCGAAATCCCCGTTGCGACGGGAAGCTGTGCCTCCGTAAACATGTTCGTTGGGCCAAACGTGATGGCGGGGGTAGTGCCGGCCCGCGACACGGACACCACCCGCACGCTTGTGGTCCCATCCGCCCAGCAGAACGCAACGGTCGCTGTGTCCGTGCCGGCCGACGAGCCGAAGGCGATCGCGTCGATGTTCCGGTTTTGCACGGCGCTCGGCATCGAGGCGCTGGTGATGAGCGCCGTCTCCGCTCCCACCGTCGTGGGCGCAGATGCGGCGATGACGCGGCAATAGAGGCTCGTGCCGTCCTTGTAGAAGACGAAGAACGCGGAGTCGGCGTAGACGACCCGGGGACTGCACACCGTCGCGCTCGTCCGCAGCGCGAAGTTGGAAACCATCTTCGTCCCGGTCGTCTCGTCAACGATGGTGAGGCTTGCTTCTACGACGGTCGCCAGAAGGGTGGCGCCCACCCAGACGTAAGCCGAGTAACCGCCCCCGGTGGCGCAGTCGAAGCTGTGCTGAATCTCGCTCGTCTTCCCAATCTCCTCCCGGGCGACGGTGATGTTGCTCGAGCGTCCCGAGGTCGCGACGGCCTGGTCCGTGCCGCCCGTTGAGACGCTGTAGGCGTTGGTTCCATTGAGGGCTAGAAGTTGGGCGTTGTGGGTCGCGAAACCCAGGGCCGTCTGGGATGCGACCAGCGCCGTAATGCCGTCCCTGCGACGCGGCGTGAGGTCTTCGCAGAGCGTGCAGTTTTCGAGTTTGTTCCACTTTCCGGGAATGACGAGTTTCGGCTCGACCTTCGTCTCGAGGCCCTGAACGAAGCGAACGTCTACGGTCTGAAAGTCGAGGCTCATTTTACGACCATGGAGTGCTGCCAATAGCTGTTCGTCATTTCAGAAGCCACCACGAAAAACGACAGGTCGCCGTCGCTGCGGCGTTTGCGGTAACGGTGAGGGTGTTTGCCGTGCAGACGGCCTTCATCGTCGTTGCGGTAGCGTCAAGGTCGATGAACGTCACATAGGCGTCGTCCGTGGCCGCGAACGCCTTGCCCGCCGTGTTGTTGGTGATGACGATGACCGTATCCGTCGCGGCGCCTGTCGCAGTGAACGCGGCTCGCCCCGCGCTGCGCGTGGTGGTGAAGTTGCCGGGCGTGCCCGACTGGTCGTCCTTGGCGATGATGCCGTATCGGTCGGCGTTGATTTTCTGCGAGTAGTAGAGGACCGACGTGGTGGCGGTGGGTTGAAACTCGAAGTTGTCCCCGCCAAACTGAAGGCCGGTGGTGATGTTGGACGCGTACCGGATGTACTGCGTGCTGCTGCCGTTGAACTGCACCGAGTTGCTTGCAGACAGGCGAATGACGTTGGAGTGGTTGACCTGCCCCGCGAAGGTGACGATGTTCGGAGAGACGGAGAGCGTCTGACTTGTACCAGAGATGCCTCCGGGATTGGTTCCGTCCGTCGGCTGCAGCGTGAGCGCGGTTCCAGTGATGGTGCCGCCGGCCGCGTTGGGCGCGCTGCCGTAGGCCGTAATGCTCGAGACTGCGACGGGGACGGGGATGGCGGCGATCTGCGAATCGACGTAGTTCGTCAGCGACGTTTCGAGCGTCGTCAGCGCCGCCCCCACGTTGTCCTGTACGCGGTCGAGCGTCGTGTCGGTGGCCCGGACCTTCTGGAACTTCGCTACCACCACCCCATCCCGTAGTCGTCGTCCATAAGGCTGTAGCCGTAGCCGCTCATGGGGGTGGGGCCGCCGACGAGCCAGAGGTTGTTGCCGTTCAGTCGGTACTGCATCCCGACGTAGCCACGGGTCCGGGTGTCCACAATCTTCCCGCCGTGCTCCGTGGCGTTGCGGTTCTCGATTTCGGAGTTCAGCCGCTCCTCGAGCTTCGCGCGCCGCGCCATCAACACAGAGGTGTCCGACTCTTCCTTTGCCATCATCTTCATGGCTGCGTCGATGACGATGAACTCCTCCCAGCCGTTGCACCCGTCGATGGTGGATGCATCCACCGACGGAAGGGTGGGGTATGGCACATAAAGCAGCCGCACCGTCTGCCCGGCCTGGGGGATTTGGGTGTTGGGGAACGCGGCGCGGTTTCTGTCGGCAAAGGCGAACGGCCGTAAGGCAATCCACTGCGAAATTCCCGCCGACACCTGAACGTCTACACCCAGAAGCTTGAAGCACAGTTGCTCGCTGCCCGACGTGGGGCGCGCGAAGAACTGGTTGATGCCGTCGGTGGTGAACGTGTAGCCCGTCGTGGGCGACTGGGTGAAGTAGTCGTCCCCGAAGTGCTGGACAATCTGCCCGTAGAGGTCTTGGTACGCCGTGACGACGTACTGATTGACCTCGGCGTCGGTGCAGAAAAGGCTGTTGACCTGATCTGCCTCTTGCCGGGCCCGGGTTCGAAGTTGGAGGAGGGTCGTCAGCGCCATGGAATGGATTTACTCCAAACTACGGCGTAATGCCCGCGACCTCTGTGGCTCCAGGGACCAGCGAAACGAGGTTTGCCGAAGTGAAGTCGTGGCGGGCGACGACCCCTCCTGAAAGAAACGCCGTGCGCGTGAGGGGGAGGGCGCGCAC